GTCTATTTTTTCCAACCCTCCTTCTTCGCTTTCTTGGCAAAGAAACGGTCGGCGGCACTTTCGCCTTTGCCTCCTCCACGGCTGCCGTAACGTGCCTTGCCGGTATCTTCCTTCCCAAGACCTGCTGCTTTCAGATTCTTGAAATAGGCACGCTCCATCTTGCTGATAAGCTCATCCTCGTCAACTTTCTCTCCTTCCTCAACCTCGGGGATTTCCAAATCTCGTAAGGTCTGTTTCAGAATGTAGTCGTTGACTTCCAAGCCTGCATCCTTGAATTTGGCTTTCAAGCCCTTCTTCACGTTACCAACAATAGCGTCCTTCGCGTCTTGCTCATCACGTTGCTTTTGGGCTGCCTCCATAGCGGTAAGTCTGTCAAGGAGTGCTTGATATTTCTCGTCTGGCACTTCATTCTTCTCACCGTCCTTCGGTTTTATCTCGTCTTGCTGCTTCGGATGGGCGCTCTTGTAGGCTTTCACCTCTCTCGACACATTGCTGTGGATGTTGCCGTCTATACGCAGAAGACGTTTGGCCAAACGGGTGACGACTTTCTTGTTGTGCTCCTCGTCTTCGGTAATATCCTCCAACGCGTCGTCTAACTCACCGTTAATAGATTCTTCACTGATTGAGGGCGACAGCTGCTTTCCGTCTGCCTCAATACTCTCTGTCACTTGCTGTAAGAGTTCTTCTCTTTCCATAAATCGTTATCCTGTTTCGTTTCACGGATGGGTACTTCCCTACCGAGGGGATTCTATGCGTTCTAGCGAGCCAATATACGAAAATGACTCCATTTTTGCATAAATATCCAACTTTTTTGCAAAAATATGAATATTTTTTGCATAAACCAAACATTTTTGCGTATTTTTGCAAAAATATTGTATAAAATTACAAATTGGCGTTAATGAAAAGGTATTCAGGACTTTACACCGCCACAGGAGAGCCTGTTCTCACGCAGGAGTATGCCCAGAGCATACGCGACGAGGACAGCAGATTCAAGATTTTGGCTCAGGCTGGAGGACAGGAGGATTGTCTCGCCAGCCCTGCACAGCTTATCTTCTATGGCGGGAAAAGAGGCTCGGGGAAATCGTACATCTTACTCGATGCCGCCGTTGAGGATATCCTCAATCGTAACTTCCGAGCATGCCTGCTGCGTAACGAAAAACCTGACCTTACCGACCTCATCGAGGTCTCTTATGAGCTGTACGGACAGTACGGCGACTACAACCGCTCACAGAATGATATGACATGGAACTTCAACAGTGGAGCAAAACTCAAATTCTCCTACTACGAAGGCGACTACGAGGCATTCAAAAAGCGGTTCCAAGGTAAGCAGTTCGCATATATCGGACTCGACGAGGTCACGCACTGCCCGTACAAGAAATTCAAATACCTGCTCACTGACAACCGTAACGCCTACGGCATACGTACGCACTTCCTGTGTACCTGTAACCCCGACCCAGACTCGTGGGTGGCTACATTCCTCTTCAACGGTGGATGGCTCGACTACGAGACGGGCTACCCCATCCCCGAGATGAATGGCGTCATACGCTACTGTTATATGCCGGGTAATGATGTCAATGAGGTGGTCTTCGGAGAGACACGCGAGGAGGTGTTCAACGCCTGCAAGACGGATATCCTCAAACACTGGAGGTCGGACTTCGCACAATATGGCTCGCCGCAGGAACTCTTTATCTTCTCAGTGGCGTTCATCGAAGGTAAGCTGGAGGACAACCGCAAACTCATGAAGTCTGACCCTACATACCTCGCACGACTGGCAAACCAAGACGAGGAACAGCAGTCGCGAGACCTCGACGGAAACTGGAAATTCCGCTCCGCTGGCGACGACCTCATCAAGATGGATGACATGATACGGTTCTACGACAACGCCTTCCAATGCACAACGGAGGATAACGCCAATGAAGAACAGAAACAGTCGAAGCTGTACGCTACTGCCGACGTGGCACTGCAAGGGGGTGATAACTTTGTCATGTGGCTGTGGCAAGGATGGCACATCAAGGATGTGTTCGTCTGCCGCTTCGACTCTAAAACACTCGTAGAGGTCATACGTGCTAAACTGTCGGAATGGGGCGTCGAGGAGCAGAACTTCGCATACGACTTCCAAGGCATCGGACAGCTCATCGAGGGATTCTTCCCCAATGCCGTCAAATTCATCAATCAGGCGGCTCCCGTACCGATGTCGAAACAGGAGGAGGAAGGAGTAAAGAAACTTTACAAAGACCTCAAGTCACAATGCGCCGTGCTGCTGTATAAGAAGTTCCGAGACGTGGAACTGTCTATCGACCCTCATATCCTCGACTATACGTTCGACGGACATGGCTACGGCAGAACAAAGCTGCGAGACATTCTCATGAAGGAACGGAAGTGCATACGACGAACTAAAGAGTCGCAGGGCAAGGCGTTCCAACTGATATCGAAAAGCGACATGAAGAAAATCATCGGGCACTCACCCGACTTCTTCGAGTCGCTACTCTTCCGCTTCATCTTCACGCTTATCAAGAAAAAGCATAGGAAGGCGAGGAACACGTGGTGTATATAATATATAAGGTAAAAGGATATGGATAACATTCTCAACTACAAGGAGATACTCGTGCGGGAGCCGTTCTATGAGATTCTGCCAAACGGATATAAGGCGCACAGAGTGGTCAGAAGGGGGCAGAAAATCACGGAGCCCATCGACAAACCAACAATGAGGCTCATCACTCAGGCGGACTTCCTGCGGATGTACTACCCGTCGGGACATGCTATCAACGACCCGGTGCTATACCCCGACGTCGTCAAGAAACACCCAGAAACGGGGAAGATTTATGTGCAGCCTATCATCAGAACGGCGTTCGCCTTCCAAAAGGTTATCACCACCAAACAGATAGTGCATATCGTCGGCAACGACATTCAGTTCGAGCTGTCGGGGAAGGTGGAGAACGAGCGTAAGGAGCTGGAGAAACAGATGGCTCTTGTCACCTTCCGACAGGGATGGCTCGACATGGCGATGGAACAGCGCATCTATGAGTTCATGGACTATAAGGTGGTGGGCGACGCGGCTGTCGTAGGATATTTCGATAAGGACGGCAAGGCACAGGCGAAGGCTCTCTCTTATATGAAGGGCGATACGCTATACCCTCACACTAACTCGCTCACAGGCGAGATGGAGCTGTTCGCACGGAAATATGCTGACTACGACGAGGATGGGCTGTTCTCTACCGAATATGTCGAGGTGTGGGATGAGAAATATCTCTACCGAGCAAAACGGGGCGTCTCTAAGAGCCGTATCATGCAGCGCATCAAAGAGGTGTTCGGACTCACGGGATATGAGATTTTCGAGGTGAAGGAGCATGGCTTCGACTTCTGTCCCGTGGCGTACTACAGAGAGAACGATGGGGCGTGCTTCCTGCCTGCTCAGTCTACCATCGAGACATACGAGGAGGCGTTCTCATACTTCTGCGAGAACAACAGGGCATACGCCTTCCCAATACTGTGGTCGAAGGGCGACGGTGTCAACTTCAACCCCGACGAGATAACGGGCGCGGTAAAATATGTAGAAATAGAAGATACCGACGGCAGCGTGGGATTCATCGACAAGCCGGAGGTGTCGGCAGCCTTCAATACACAGCTGCAGATTCTCTACGACATGATTTACGAACAGTCGTTCGGTGTAAAGCCGCCAGAGCTCAAATCGGGCGATCTGCCTGGAGTGGCCATCAAACTGCTGTTCTCGCCTGCCATCGAGCTGGCTATCCACGACGCACAGAAGCTACAGCCGTTCCTCAACCAACTCGTGCGCATCGTCAAATATGCCTATGGCTTCCAAGAGAACTGTCAGGCTACGCTCATGAACCTCAACATCAATGCGTGGATTGAACCGTATATCCACCAGAATGATACCGAGCTGATGACCAACCTCGCCATGGGCGTACAGAATGAGTTTCTCAGCAAGCAGACGGCATCGGAGAGAGCATCGAAGTATGCCCGTAACGACGAGATACAGCGCATCCTCGACGAGTATATCAAACGCAAGGAGACGGATGCTCGCTTCGAGCTTGAGAAGCAACGCGCTGAGACAGAGCTGAAGATAAAAGAGATAAAGGCTCAGAACGCTATGCGCGGACAGGATGTCAACACAGGACATGGCAGCAAAACACGGACGACCGACAAATGGGGCAACCACCCTAACGAGAATAATTGGGAGGACTGGAACAGCAAACATTAACAGCAATGGAGATAGAGGTTTCTACAAAGGCTAAGAAGCTGGCACGACAGTATAGGCTCAGACCGCAGGATATGGCGTTCGCCGACCTCATCGCCGTGGGATGGGATGCCGAGGATGCGTGGAACGTGGCGGTGCGCGAAGGAATGGCATGGAACAAATCGGCAAAGAGGGAGGCTATCTACCAGCTACAGCACTCCGACTACGTCTCAGAGCGTATCAAGGCGACGAAGGCGGTACTGCGCAAAGACCAGATAGAGAGCATGAAGAATGTCGATAAAAACGACAGGAAGGTGATTGTCAACGAGGCTATGTCAAAGGAAAGCATGCTCTACGACCTGCAGTCGGCTCTCGTCAATATGGACACGGGCTCGAAAGAATGGCTCGACACGAAAAAACTCATCATCGAGGTGACTCGCATGAAACAGGACGAGGTGAAGGATGATACGACAACCGTTCACCACTTCCTGCCTGCTCGCTACCCTACAGGGTGCCAGGACTGCCTCTACTCTCGATGCGATGAATGCAAATATAAAAAGGATTACGAATACAAAGAAGGGCAATAAAAAAGCCCCCGACTTTCAATAGCTTCTCATTTCTATTATTGCGTACATTCCCATGCACCTTCATCGGGGGCTCGATGCCTTTTCCCGAAGGTACATGGGAATATCTTTATTGCCAAAAATGAGAAGCAATGCAAATGTAGAAATTTTAATTGAATTTGCCAAATGAAAGTCGTCGAATTATTGAAAATCGGGCGAAATTTGCTAGAAGTGCTGCAAAATTCGTGCATCAAGATGAATGACGTGAAGTTCATTCAAATGTATGATGAGTACAAAAAGATTGAACAGAAAAACATGAAAGTAACATACGCTGCGGCTATGTTGTCTAAGAAATACGGAATTAGCGAAAGACAGTTCTATTACATCATCAAACGGTTCGAAACCGACTGCAATATACATGCAGTTAGTTAATTGACAAGGTCTAGGGCGGTGTCAGGATAAATAGTATTTTTGCCATTGGTATAGCGCGACTACCAATCAGTATTCAGTTTAACATCCAAAAACAAAAAACTCTTATGGCAGAAATTTATTCTATCCC